TTTTCGATTAGTATTTTCCCTATAGGTCAACTTTAAGGAGGAAGAACTGGTGAAACGTAAAGAAGACTATCCGTTGGTATTAACAGTTGCAGAAATTATGGAGATTTTAGGCATCGGAAAGCGTGTCGCTTATGAGTTAATGGATCGTACCGATTTCCCTACAGTCCGCATTGGAAAATTAAAGCGAGTGAATCGTGAAGCGTTTTTTAACTGGATTGATCTGCAAGGCAAAGTGTCTTAATTGACACAAAAGGTGACGTAAAGGAGAAATGAAAATGAATGCTTTAAAATCAGTTCAACTTATGAGGAAGTACAATAATTGTCCTGCTTGTGGAAGTGAAAAAGTAGGTAATGGAGAAGGTAAATTAATTGTTGAAGATGAGACATTCTACAGGTATTGTAAATGCGGTTGGGAAATTAAAACAAACGAAGATGGAAAAATAATCGTTAAGTAATGTCGCAATCCGAACAAAGGAGTTATTAATAATGGAGTTAACAGATAAAAGGAAAAAATTACTTGAAAAAGCTCAACAGTATCGAAGGGTGCCTGGTCACGGTCCTGATTTTATAGAAATGTCAATTGAGGAATTAGAAAAGTATGTAAGGGTAGCTGAATCAATGTTTAAATTAGCTTTTGATAAAAATAGTTAGTACACAATCCGAAGAAAATCCGAAATAAAAGGAGCGAGTTAATCATGAACATTGAACAAAAAATGGAGTACATTCGTCGGGCACTGGAATTAGGAGCAAATGTTTACTTGAACTTTCACAATTTCAATGAAAAGAGTGAAGCTGAAAAAACAGCGGTTGAGTTAAGTCGACTGGCTGGTGTTACGCACCAACAAAAGTCAAACAATGGAACACATTGGTACAAAATCCAAAATGATGATTACTCATTAGAATCTTCCATTTTCTACGATAAATATTTAGAAGAAGATGTCGTTTTAGATGGCATGAAAGAAGGTGAAAACATTGCTTGAGCATCCAATGGTCAGTGAAATGAACCGTAAAGGTCTAGTGAATGCGTTAGATCAACCTGAATGCCAAGGGTTAGATTACTTTGGGAATGAACTACTAGCCGGGGATGATGTGGTCGAGTATGACGGGGAAATCGTTTTACGTGACAACTTAAATGAGTTTTTAGCAGAACTAGGATTTACCTTTAAAACACTGTAAGGGGGAATTGAAGTGAAATTATATGAAATTAGTCAAAATTACTCTCAATTACTGGATATGGCGGATTTCTTGGATGAAACGACTTTTCAAGATACGTTACAGGCTATTGAAGAGGAATTGGAAGACAAAGTAGAAAATATCGGGAAATTCATTCGCTGTTTAGATGCTGATGTCGAAGCAATCAAGTCAGAGGAAAAACGATTAGCTGATAAACGGAAAGCTTTAGAGAACAAAGTCGCAAACGTAAAAAGTTATGTACAGCATGAAATGGAGGTAGCTGGATTGAATAAAGTGAAACGTCCTACCGTAACCGTATCCATCCAAACGAATCCTCCATCTGTGGAAGTAATGGACGAAAGTTTAATTCCATCCACCTATATGGTACCACAACCAGCCAAGATTGATAAGCGGGCCATTCTAACAGCTTTAAAAGAGGGAGAATTTATCCCTGGTGCATCCATTAAACAATCGGTGGGAGTGCGGATAAAATGACAATTTACATCATCAATGGTAAGCCCTATAGTGCCGTTTCTAACGGCTTTCAATTAATCGACAATCAAACCTATTACATGATGATAGAACGTGCTGAAATCACGCATACGGAGGTTATAGAACATGACTGAATTAAACATATATCAAAAATTGGTGGAGGTAAGGAAATCGGTTCCTTATCTCCAAAAAGAAGCTCAAGGCGCACAATATCAATATGTCGGCAGCTCACAAGTGTTATCAGCAGTTCGAATGAAAATGGATGAACTAGGCTTACTATTAACCGTTAAAGTGACAGGACATAACGTTCAATCAGAAACAGTTGAAAACAAGGATAAGTACGACAAAGTTAAAAAGACCACAACTTATTTTACTGAATTAGATTTGGAATTCACTTGGATTAATGCTGATAAGCCGGAAGAAACCATAACTAGCTCGTTTTACGCTCAAGGGGTGGATATAGCAGGTGAAAAAGGAGTAGGGAAAGCCCTAACGTATGGTGAAAAATATTTCCTTCTCAAGACGTTTAATATCGCTACAGACAAAGATGATCCAGACGCATTCCAAGAAAAATCAGAATCCTACCGCAAACCCGATCCCATTACAGCCCAAGAAGTCGGAACATTAAAAACAAAGGTTCTAGAATTCGCTCAATTAAGAAGTAAAACCGAAACAGACGTTTACAAAGTATTGAGCATTACCAACATAGAGTCTCTAACCTCCAAAGAAGCCAAAGAAACGATTGCAAAGCTTACTGGATGGATTACATCAGCTAAGAAGGAAACAGCCAAGAAGGGGGCTTAAACGCTCCCTATAGATAAAAATTGTGACGATAAAAAAGGAGTGTTTTGATGTTATCAATCACATTAAAGAGCGGAATTACCCACCAATACAAAGAAGCGGAGTTAGACGAAAAAACGATAACTAATAGGTTAATGCAACCATTTTGGAAGATTGTTTCTGATAACAATATTGAAATTTATAGAACAGACGAAATTGCACATGTGATGATTTCTAAAAAGTAATTACCGTCATTTTCCGATTAAATCACAAAAAATGGAGGTAACACCATGAACCTTACAAACGTTGAAACCCATTTCCGTCAACAACATCAATTACTAGGCAACATAGCCGATGAAGTCTCATTCAACATGATTTACGCCCTCATTGACCAGGTACGCAGCCAAACGAAAGAAATCGAACGGTTAACAGCTTTAAATCGTCACTACTTTTTCACTTTTTACAACGGAGACGTTTCAAAAATGAAAGCGGATTTTCACTATTTGGGGAGTGATCCCCCTTTGGAGGGATAGCGTGATTACCACCATCACACGTAGAAAGAAACACGAAGCGGAATTAGCCATTAAAGACCTGGAGGCGAGGGGATTTAAAATCTCCTTTCCTCTCACTGAAATCAAAAGGGATGGGAAACAATTTTCATCCGATGCCTATAAACGGAAAATATTCCAGCATAACACGTTTACCTCTTGTTGGAGAGCCCAATTAAGGAGGGACGAGCCATGAAATGTCCTAACTGTGGTTTAGTCAACAAAAGTAAAGTAACCAATAGCAGGCAAAAAAGAATGACCACTAAACGATGGAGAACATGTTTGGAATGCAACACTCGTTTTATTACTTATGAAGTGACTTCAGAAGAATTTGATAAATATATGCACCAAGAAACAAAACGTTTTAGTGAAGGTGAAATTATAACCATGATAATGCTACGAGAGAAAGGTTTAAAACACGGTGAAATCGCCTTGCTTTTAGGCAGGTCAAAACAAAGTGTTGATATGAAAATGTTTAAGTTGTTAACAAACGAGGAGTATTTTTTAGTATTAGACGAGATTGAGAGAATGGGATATTTAAAGAATGTTGAAAGCTGTGTTTAAGGAAGTGGTGATATGGTACACGAAAATCAACCTGACTCTTTAAAAGAAGTTCTTCGCTTTGATAAATATGGGCGTATGCTCGCTCACCCCGATTATCACCCAAATAATCGGAAAGCGTACACAGAAGAGGAGTTAGAATATCTGTGCAAATTTTGTGATTACGATGATTTGCGGTCGATGTCCTATGCGCTGGGCAAACCGGAAATGGGAATAGCGATGCAAATTAAGAAGCTCAAAAAAGAGGGCAAGTTCGAGTATTACAAACGGCTGGATAAGTATTATGTCTGAAAGGAGAAAGCTCCATGCGAAAACCTAAGAATCGGAATAAGGGTGACATCTTCCGTCCAGTAGTTCAAGTGATAAAGGCAAAGAATGGCGTACCGACAAGGATTGATTTTAATGGTTACTCTTATGCTTTGGTACATGTGGATTATATTAATGGTCGAAAAGGCTAAGAGGGGAAGGAGCCTTAAAAATGGATGAACGAATAAATGACATTATGTACAGCAGAAAAAACGCATGGGCTTTCTTAGTGAATTTTGATTTATTGCGAGAAGAAAATAACCGTCTAAAGAAAGAGCTTGTTACGTTTAAGAAAAACCGAGTAATTGAACCAGCAGAAACCAAGGCAGCTTACATGGATCTTGATGATTAATAACGTAATTGACCAAAATTGTGACGAAAATGAGGTGAGGAAATGAAGTCAACTAAGTACCAACTATTAAAAGATGATTTTGACCACGCAGTTAAAGAAATTGGTTTACTTCATAAGCGTATCAAGGAATTAAAAGAAGAAAATCAACGATTGAAAAAACAATCAAAGGTTTCTCCTCTGGAATATGATTTTGATTGGGCAAAAGATATTTGAGTCATCTTTCGAAGAAATATCGACAGAAGGGGATCATTCCCCTTCCTCTTTTTCTAGGTAAAGCAGTTCATTTACATCACAGTTAAACAGATCACACAGCTTATAAATAGTCTCAAAGGCTATGGTCGTACTTTCCTCATTGTATAACTTTGAAATGGTTGTACGGCTTAATCCAGTACGTTCATGGACATCTTTAATGTTCATTTTATTTTTTGCCATAAGGACACGAAGATTATTTTTAACAATCATACCCTTGTCCACCTCTCAACATTAATATATGCACAGTATACAAGAATATACTTAAAAAATAAATTATTTTTGCCAAAATAAACACATAAGTGTTTACAACGAATACAAAGCAGTTTATAATTATATTTAGAGGGAGGGAAGAATATGCCAAATATAGATGTAAAACTTTTAGAAATGATGGGAAAAAAGAAGATCCGCACCATCAAAGAACTTCATGAAAAAACAGGGATCTCCAGAACCACCATTTCAGACTTATTAAACGGAAATAAGCGGTCCATCCGTTTAGAAACAGTCGAAAGGCTTTGCGAAGCGTTAGATTGCGAGATTGGCGATTTAATAGTCATTAAGAAAGAGGTGGTCTAAGTGGTAGCAGCTTACTTATTGATGGTAGCGATCTTTATCGGTTATGTGGTTTATGTAGACACTTCAAAAGAAAAGGAATAGAAGGTGCGTGATAAATGGGGAAAGAAGCTTATTATTTTTCTCACGATGCAAATGCTCGCCAGGACCCCAAAATTTTAGCCATGATGTCAGTATATGGGCCAGAAGGTTACGGATGGTATTGGATACTTGTTGAAATGTTAAGAGAGCAATCTGATTTTGTATTAGACAAGCAAGGTAAATACACATTTAATGCAATTGCTATGCAAATGCATTGCAACAAGGATACAGCTGAAAAGTTTGTGCATGATTGTATTAATGAATTTTCATTATTTGATACTGATGGTAATAAATTTTGGAGCAACTCTTTATTGCGAAGGATGGCAATGAAAGAGGAAATATCTCAAAAGAGAAAAAAAGCAGCGGAAAAAAGATGGTCAAATCAAGAAGAAGATGCAAATGGTATGCAAATGCATAGCAAAAGCAATGCAAATGGTATGCAAGGAAAGGAAAGGAAAGTAAAAGAAAGTAAAGTAAATAAAAATAAATATGCTGATTATGTTTCGATGACTCAGCAAGAATATGAAAAGCTAGTGATTCAATTCGGAGAAACAGGAGCTAATGAACGTATTGTAAATCTCAATCTTTATAAAGGCTCTAAAGGTGTTAAGTACAAAGATGATTATTTAACCATTCTGTCTTGGGAACGAAAAAACAAAAAATCAAATCCTGTTATCACGATTGAACAACCTAAACGATTTGACCCTGCAGTTTTATTGGAGGATTAAACCATGAGAGTAGAAAAAGCCGTATTAGGAACCATGTTAAAAGAAAACTATTTACTGGACGATACCATATTAACACCAGGGCATTTCCAATCAACAGAACATCGTAATTTATTTCGTGCGGTTAAAGAATTACGAGAGAGTCATAGTGTTATAGACTTGATTTCCATTCCAAGCCATATTAACCCAAAGGAAATTGGCGGTGTATCGTATTTAGTGGAATTGATGTCCTTCGCTAATGTAGAAAAGTTTGAAGCTTATCAAGACATCATTCATGAACGATGGAAACACAAAGAGAAGTTAAACATCCTAAACAACGCTCTTGAAAATGATGATCCAGTCGAAACGATTGTTAAAAAGTTGGACGACCTTATGGAATCCAAATTAGATGACCACAGCAGTATTACAGACCAGCTCTCTAAACTGTATGAAGCACCTTATGAGAAAAAGGAATTCAAACGGGGAGCCATGACAGGCATTAAGGAATTAGACACGATGACAAACGGACTACAGGATAGTGAGTTAATCATCGTAGCAGCTAGACCTTCTATGGGGAAATCAGATGCGATGCTGCAGTTTGCGAAAACGTCTGGCTATCAAGGTTACTTGCCTATTGTCTTTTCATTAGAAATGAGCGCAGAAAGTTTAACACAGCGGTTAATTGGTTCAGAAGGAAAATACAACCGGGCCAAACTTAGGAACCCCGAACAACTATTGTCAGAGGAACAAAAGAAAAGATGGACATCGGTTATTAATCAGATTGATAAAACCAAGATGCAAATTTTTGATAGCTCAGGGCAAAAGTTAACGGAGATCCGAAGCAAGACAAGAAAAATGATGAATCTGTATCCAGACAAAAAGCCTATCGTGTTTATTGACTACCTTACCCTTATCAAACCGAACGAAAAAGGAATGAACATGCACCTTCAAGTATCGGAGATTACCAAAGGCTTAAAGGCGATGGCGAAAGAGTTTACGTGTCCAGTAGTCACATTAGCACAGCTTTCAAGGAGTTTAGAACAAAGGCAGGATAAACGACCGATGAATTCCGATTTAAGGGAGTCTGGAAGTATCGAGGAAGATGCAGACTTGATTATCATGCTCTATAGGGATGCGTATTACTCGAAAAAAGAGGATGACAAGTCAATGGAGTTTATTGTCACGAAGCAACGGAATGGGCCAACAGGAACCGTTATAACAACTTACAGCAAAAACACAGGGGAGATTGAGGGATGACATATATCGAACTATATCATGAATGCTTGATGTACGAAGAATATAAACTCGCTTATAAAATACTCCACTTACAAAAAAGAGGAATCATAGGGTTTGCAGACCCATACGATCCCAGCAAGTTTAATGAAATTGATGCAACTCTTTTACGAGAAGAGTACAAACAAAATGAAATGGGCTTTATTCGGTATAAAGCCTTTGCCTTAAAAGTAAATGAACTCTTTTACTTTATTATCGCAGAAAATTCGATATCTGCCCAGTTGTTTGCTAAAAACATCTTAAAACTGGAATTCACTAAATGCTATGAGTACGACCTTGATACAAGCATATTCATTAATAATTCATTTATGACCTTTCGTGAGATAAAAAATACAAAAGAAGAACTACCAGCACTTGTTGGATGTTACAAAAAGGATTAATTCGAGGAGCGCAGCAGAATGTGTCTTTGACAGAAAGTGCGAACTAATTAAAAGGAGGAATTAAGATGAAAGTAACGATAAGAAAAGCTTCGGATAACGAGACAATCATTGAGGTACAAACAAGAAACGGAATAAAGGATTTAGTTCTTACTAAAACAGAACACGGTTACTCATATAAGGATTTTTCAGATTGGGATATTTCAGATGATAATTACTACGACTTAGAAGATTTGGTTGATAATCTTGGACATAAGATGATGGGCAATAAATCCTCATTGAATGTTTCTTATGCAGATTAGTACGTCTTACGATCAAATAGTGAAGGAGACTTTCCAAATGGAACTGTTTGACTATAACCAACTGTTCTACAACGAGTGCATCGACTACCTAGAAACTTTATGGAACCGAAGATTAAATGAACATGAACGGCATGTTTTATTGATTGGCTACAGGTATGGGCGGCAAATAGAGATGGAAAATGAGATTAGAATCTTAGAGGTGAAATAGATGTCAGAGTTTTTTGAAACGCTACCTTTTGAAGATGAAATTAATACACCTTCTCATTATCATAAGGGCGGCATTGATGTGATTGGCTTTGCGGAGTTTCACTACTCCAAGGATGAATTAAAAGGGTTTTATCGTATTAACATTCTGAAATACGTGGATCGGTACGACAAAAAAGGCGGCATGAAGGATTTACAGAAAAGTGAGTTTTACCTCCATAAACTAATGGAATTGGAGAGAAACGGATGAAAAAAACATATAAACATATCAATGCTGCTTGTGACGATATAAAAAACGAGGTTGCTAGTTTACGAAAAGAAAAACGTCAATTAGAAGAAAAATGCAGTCAGATGTTAGATAAGCAGTACAAGGATGATTACAAGATGGAAAACTTGAAAAACCGAGTGGACTATTTCGCCAAAGAAGCAGCTAAATTTGAAAAAGAAAACAAGGTACTAAGGGAAGTTATCCGGTTATGGGTATAAACTTCTCACCAGCTCCAAAGCCGAGTCACAATCGTCGGGTGAAAAAGAGTGGAGATCGGAGCAAGTTTTCTAAGATGGTCCGGGATGAAGTGAAAGAGTATTACGATAACACTTGCCAGGTATGTGGGGGTAAAGGGATTCATTTACACCATGTTTGTTTTAGAAGCCAAGGCGGTCGTGGAGTATTTAGTAATGCGATGTTGTGCTGCAATTCCTGCCATAAAGAAATTCACTTAGACAATGAAAAAGCTCAATACTGGAAAGAAGTATATAAAAAGAAATTTGGATCCCTATATTTTATGGATAAAGAAGACCTGGAATACAAACAACTCACCCAAGAACTTCAACAAGAAGATAAACAGTTGAAGGAGTGGGAAAGAAGCAATGGCAAATTCCGATATTAGTTGGATTGAATGGCAAAAGTTAGTGATTCGTGAGGATTACAAGGATATAAAAATAGCCTTACCAGTCAGAGATAAGATTCAACAACAGTTTGAAAAATCGGTGCAAGAATCACTTCCTAAGGTTAAACGAAATGATTAGGCGTGTTACCCAGCATAAGAAACGCACTTTCGATGGGGAAGAATTGGCTATCGTTACGATTTTTGAAGAAGGTATTAGGAAGAAAGATACACGGGATCGATTGACTAAGAAGCATCAGTTTTTAGTGAAACGCAGGGCACGTTTTAAGTTGATTGAGGAAAAAGCATAAAGAAATCCAATTTAAATTATATGTCAAGGTATAGAGGAACAGTCAAGAGAACAAACGCTTTTGACGCAAATTGTGCCGTAACAAAAGGGAGGAATTCAAGAATGAAAGAAATGGTTGATAATTTATATGAACAAGTAACGAGTATGAACGCTGGAGAAGGACACATCCAAATGGATGGTATTAAAAAGGATGTTGAAGCAACATTAGTTATTTCTTTATACCACGGACAAAGACCTGCACATAAGGTTCTTGAAGAATTATACTCATGGGCAGAAGGACACGGTTTTCAATATGTATTAGACAAGATTCATGAGTTTGAAGAAATGATTTAGTTCACATTACGAAGAAAAGTTGAAATATTAGGAGGAAAACAAATGAACGTAATTACTTTAACAGGGAATGCAACGAAGGATTTTGAACTACGCTACACACCCAATGGAAAACCCGTGGGATCTGGAACAATTGCAGTAAGACGTGACTTTAAAAATCAGCAAGGCGAATACGAAACAGACTTTATCAATCTAGTGGTACTAGGCAAACTCTCTGAAATTATGGCAAATCATATTCGCAAAGGTGATAAGCTTGGAGTAACAGGCAGACTACAAATTCGTATTTGGGATAAGGACAACGGGGAAAAAGCGTACTTTACAGAAGTAGTTGTGAATGGATTTGACTTCCCGGATAAGAAGAAACAGGAAAATTCTGCACCAAAATATACAGCAGATCCCGGTGATCCGTTTCAAGGCGGAATAGATATTAATTCGGACGATTTACCGTTTTGAGTGGTACTAGATGGAAATGGACCGACGAATTAATTGAAATTGAATTAAAAAAATGTATTAGTGTGCTTAAGATAAATAGAATGCCTACAGCGGACGAATTAAAACAGATAGGGAGAAATGATCTTCATTGTAAAATTTCAAGAACAAAAAAATATAGTGGGTGGGCATCTGAATTAGGTTTAGAACTTAAACATTGTGAAACTAGAATGGGTAACAAATATGAAGATTTAGTTAAAACAAAAATTGAACAACACGGATTCAGGGTTTTAAGTATGACAACTAAGCATCCTTATGACTTGTTAGTAAGTGATGTTTTGAAAATTGATGTAAAAGTTGGTAAGGCACATAACCACTTTGAGGCAAGAGCACATACTTTTGCTCTTAACAAAAAGTACCCGACTTGTGATTTATATATATGTGTGGCCTTAAATGAAAACGAAGAGATTGAAAGGTATTTTATCATCCCTTCCAAGCATGTTCAAATGGTTACATTAAATATTGGAAAAGAAAGCAAATATAACAAATATGTAGACAGATGGGGATATATTAACAAATTTATTAAACTTCATGAAAAGTTTATTGAAGAAGCTAGGTGAACATATGAACTTTGACGAAGCAACCAAAAAGCAATTACTACAGATAGCTCTTTTTGAAGAGTGCCCAATCGAATACAAATATGAAGCAGCAAGGGAACTCAGCTTAAAAAGCTGGGGTCCCACCTTCCTACAAAAGCTAGTGAAATATTGGGGAATGGGATTAAGTGATGTACAAATAGCCGATAAATTTGGCGTAGAAGAATGGGAAGTCCATAAACAATTATTAAAATATAACCTGTACGGTAGCAGGGTGAAGAGGAGAAAACAAGGATGAACATAGAAGAACTATTACAAATGCAGTTAGAGCTAGATATAGCCATTGGGAAAAACTTAGGTATGGAAGAGGAATTTAATTCAGTCGAGATCGTGGATCAACGGGTGTTCGCCTTGAAAGTGGAGCTAGGCGAATTTTCAAATGAAGTAGGTTGGTTCAAATATTGGAAACAGTCGCATGTGATGGATAGAGCGAAGACGATTGAAGAGTTTGCTGATGTGATGCACTTCCTTTTATCTGTAGGTAATAGCCGGAAATATAATTTTATCAAGGAAATCACCCCATATCCTTGGATGAAGGTTCCACTAGGACGATTGTTCTGCTACATGATGGAAAACACCTATGATTCTAGTGGTAAATGGAAAAACGCCTTTGAACATTTAATTTGCATCGGATTAAAGCTGGGTTATACGGAAGAGGAAATGGTTCAAAGTTATAAGAATAAAAACGCTGAAAATTATGCTAGACAGCAAAGGGGATATTGAGATGACTTCCGATGAATTACGGTCCATCTTAGGAATGATAACCAATTACTCCTTTGAATATTTACAGTCTTTATCCCATGAAGAACTACTAAAAATGTACGAGGAGAGACACTAATGACTCGGTATGTAGGCATTGACCCATCCACTAAAACAGGATTAGCCATTATAGATAAGTATGGAAACATCATCAATGCAGCTGACATCACGACAAAAGAAAAGAAAGATCCTCACCGTTTCTCTGATATAGCCGACAAGATTATTGATGAACTGGAACCAAACGACATTATCACCATTGAAGGATTCTCTTACGGCTCCAAAGGTAAGGGGGTCAGCTTCCAATATGGGTTAGGCTGGATTATCCGACACATGTTGATTGAAAGAGGATTTACCTATACAGAAGTACCTCCAACATCGGTAAAGAAATTCGCAACAGGTAAAGGAAACACCAAGAAAGATGAAATGGTGCTGCCGATTTATAAAAAGTGGGGATTTGAACACACCTCTGATAACGTTCGAGATGCCTTTGTGTTGGCTCAAATGGCAAAAGGGATATATGACTCAAGCAATCTTACAAACTACCAAAAGGACGCATTGGAGAAGGTGAGTAAATGACGTTCATCGCTTTTCTGTTAGCTCTATGGTTGTTTGTAAAGGAGGACAAAGAGGATGAACGAAAGAGAGTCAAAGAAAGATTGGACCGAGGATTACCTAAAAGACCTAATTAAATATAATAACCAACTAAAACAGGTGCCAGACGAAGGCAGAATCATGAGAATTGAAATCCTCTCCAAACAATTAGTTTTAATTGGGAAGTTGGCTGCAGAGTTTTCGGAGCGGTATAAGAAAATCTATGCTACCCGAAAAAGAGTACATGCAGAAGCCTATATCAGAGCGACGAGAAACAAAGCGGCAGAAGCCGAGTTAGCAGTTATAGACATACGTTTAGAAGAAGCAGAAGGCTACGGCAATATGAAAAGATGGTCCAATGCGTTTGACAGCACGAAAGAGGAAATAAACGCCTTAAAATACAAAGTAAAAATTGATATAGAGGACGGATCATCGAGGAGGGGAAGTTGATTGGCAATAGCAACCAAACTAAAGAAGGCAACATTCAAACACATTGAATCTGAACTATACGGATATCATGACACTCTAAGAGAAATAGACAACCTACGAAAAGACATCATGTTCTGTAATGAAAATGAGGACGAAAATATAGGAGGGGGAAGAAACAATCTTCCTTCCTCGCCCACTGAACGGATTGCGACAAGGCTTGCCACGCATAAACGGTTAACCCAGCTAGAAGAAGTCACCAATGCCATTTATAAAGTGTTTCAAGGGTTGCCAGAGGATTATCAGAAGTTAGTGAGGTTAAAGTATTGGACCCGACCTCAAACGCTGACATGGGAAGGAATTGCTGATAAACTGTTTATAACGAGTCGTCAAGCTATGAGATGGCGTGATGAAATAGTGTGGTCAATCGGGGAGGTATTAGGATGGAGATAGTAAATGAATATGACAAGCTTTGTCAAAAGATTTGGGAATTAAGAAAAGCGTTTTATATGCAAAACAAGGGAATTGAACCCAATACAGTAAATGTAGGTTATGATGAGTTCTATACCTTAAAAAACGGAAATCATTTAATTGTAGGAAATATGGAAAATAACACAGAAGAATATATGGTTTTTGGAATGAAGATAAACCGTGTTGTTGAGGATAACTATTTGTCCGTTGGTCATATGATTGAATAATGTCACTTTCATGTCACTTTTGACACGTTTTTACATGATATTATGATAGTATAAGGGATTCGGAAAAGTCCCGGCAAACAAACGTTAGATTCCTGTGAATTATGCTTTATCTTTTTTGTCACATATAAAGGCCGTACTGTTTATCTGGGGGGATGCAGTATGGCCTTTTTATTTTGGTGTGCCTTCGGGCGGGTAAAAAGCAATCATAAAAGCCAATGGTGGGGGCGGTTGCTACATTTATTGTCTAGAGGGTATTACGGTATCTTGTGGAGAGTAAATGAAGGAATTAACTTTCTTTTGTCGTATATAATGAGACAAGGAGGGATTTAATATGAGTGAAAGAGTAGGCGGCTATAAAGGCGATCCACCTGTGGGCGGTTCTAAATTAGAAGATCCAGGCGGAGGCGGGTTATAAATTATGAGAGGCATCCTTATAGGGTGTCTTTTTTATTTGGAGGTAGGTGAATGATGTGAAGTTAACCGAGAAACAGAAACGATTTGCTGATTATTACATTGAGACTGCAAATGCTACAGAATCAGCGATTAGAGCTGGGTACAGTGAGAAGACAGCGAAGGAAATGGGATATGAAAACCTAACGAAACCTCACATTCGCCTTTATGTTGATGAGCGCATTGCTGAAAAGGATAATAACCGTATTGCTAAACAAGAAGAGGTCCTAGAATATCTCACGAAAGTTTTACGTGGGGAAGAAACAGAAAGAATCCCGATGTTTGCTAAAGACCATTTTGAGTTAGTTGACAATACACCTTCTGTAAAGGACCGTACAAAGGCAGCAGAACTACTAGGCAAGCGTTACACCTTATGGACCGATAAAACACAGCTAGAAGGCACGATAGGCGTTACCATTGTAGATGATATCGATGACTAACTTAAAAAGCGTGGTGGCTCCATCTTTCTACCAGGTACACAAATCCATTAAACAGAATCAATACACTCACTATTGGCTGGGCGGTGGGCGTGGTAGTACCAAATCCTCTTTCACAGCAATTGAAATTATCTTAGGGATCATGAAGGATAAGAATGCCAATGCCGTAGTATTGCGGAAAGTTAAAGATACCTTAAAGGATTCAGTCTTTGAACAGTTATGCTGGGCTATAGACGTATTAGGAGTGAGCCAATACTGGCATATTCCCGAAGCCATGTTGGTGTTAACCTACTTACCCACTGGACAAAAGATAATCTTCCGTGGTGCTGATAAGCCAAAGAAGATTAAATCCATTAAGTTTTCTAAAGGTTATTGTAAATATATATGGTTTGAAGAAGTTGACGAATTTGAAGGCATGGAAGAAATACGGATGATTAATCAATCTCTTATGCGTGGTGGTTCGTTATTCGTGGTGTTCTACAGTTATAACCCTCCTAAGAGCGCGAATAACTGGGTCAATGCAGAAGTACAGCTCACAAGGGATGATAGGCTGTTCCATCATTCTAATTACTTAACTGTTCCCAAAGAGTGGCTAGGACCACAGTTTATTATTGAAGCCGAACACTTGAAGGAAACGAAGCCTACTTCTTATGAACATGAGTACCTGGGAGAGGTCACAGGAACAGGTGGAGAAGTCTTTGACAATGTACAGATACGACGGATCAGTGATGAGGAAATCAGCGAGTTTTGGAATATCAGACGAGGCTTAGACTTTGGTTTTGCGATTGATCCACTCTCTTACACTGTCACTCATTATGACAGGAAAAAGAAACGTCTATATATCTTCCATGAACTATATAAAGTGGGATTAAGCAATCATGCAGCCTATCAGCATATTAAAATAGAGAATCAAAACAATGAAATGGTATTAGGTGATTCAGCCGAACCTAAGAGTTTACATGAGTTACGGCAATATGGGTTAAAGATCCGTGGAGTGAAGAAGGGTCCTGACTCTATAGAATACGGCATTAAGTTTCTGCAAAGCTTAGAGGCGATTATTATTGATGATATAAGGTGCCCAGAAACAGCAAGAGAGTTTCTAACGTATGAATTAGATAAGGATGCCAATGGAAACTTCAAAGCAAATTACCCCGATAAGAACAACCACGCTATCGATGCGGTACGGTATGCCCTCAATGACGAGGCTATGAAGTTTAAAGAGGAACAGCAACACAAACATGATCCAGAGAATCTTACACCATCAGAGAAGCAAGCAAAGGCCATTAAACAAATGACAGGCGGCAAGCCTAAACTAAATGCCTATACGAAAGGGTGGTAACATGGAAACATGCCCGAAATGTCAATCTCTCTTACGAATTGGCACAACCTATATGACGTTTGAAAACGATGATACACCGGACGCTGAAACGATTGCTTATAACAATCTGCCGATGATCTGCCTCAACAAATCATGTGACGATTACGGTGGCGAGGATGTCACCAATCCCCGAATAGTCGTGGAAATCGTTAAGAATAGGATGAACTAATATGGAATTTATCTATGGACTACTCACAGCAGCAGTCTTTTTTTTATGCCTTCTATTCTTTTTCTATTTGGGGACACGCTATGCCAAGAAACCACCGGATAAGGAACTAGATGAGGAAAAGAAAAGAGAAATCGAACAGTTTAACAAGGGATTTAAAGCCGTTTTTAAATATGATGTGGAAACAGCTTTGCAACGAAAGAAGGTGACATAATTGGCAGACAAAACGAAGGATTGGCAGTTGTTTGAAGCTGGGAAGAAGTACAACAACAGTTTAAAACCTAACTATTATGATACTGTGGACGCTAACTTAGCTTTCTTTGAGGGCGATCAGTGGCGGAACTTGGAAGCGGAGAACATGCCGAAACCAGTGTTCAACATTATTAAGCGTGTGGGTACTTTCTTTGTCAGCTCCTTAACCACCAGTAAGACGAAACTACACTTTGAACCTCTGTTAAATGCCGATAATGGCGAGAGTGAGGAGTTATCACCTTCTGACTTTGCTAATGCGATGGTATCAAACCTATTTGAGAAGTTTAAAATGGACTTCCGAATTAAAGATGCCCTCTTTGACGGAGTGAAAACAGGTGATTATGCAGCTCATTTCTTTTTCAACATGAATAAGACTCCTTACGGCAACCAATACGAGGACATTAAAGGCGAAATTGAGATGGAGCTCATCGATGGGGCAAATGTATTCTTCGGGAATGCCAACAACCCACGAACCGATGTACAGCCGTATATCATTATCAGCGGTCGTGATATGGTCGAGAATCTGAAAGAAGAAGCTAATAGTTACAAGCAGAGTGAACAGGAAGTCAACGCCATTACCTCTGATAAAGATTACAATGAGCAGTCAGGTGACAGCGGCAAGATTGAAGTAGAAGTGGATATAGAGGGTGACAAGTACGGCAAGGCTCTTTATATCATTGTGTACCGTAAAGACAAGAAAACAGGCACCATCAAAGCGACCAAGAGCGTGGAGAATGCCTATATCTATAAAGACATTGATACGGGATTATCTCATTACCCTATCGCATGGGGCAATTGGGAGAAACAAAAGAATCAATACCATGGTCGTGCGCTCTGTACAGGGCTATTGCCGAACCAAATATTTATTAACCGTATGTTTGCCATGGTCATGTATCACCTCATGATGACAGCCTTTCCTAAAGCCGTATACAATGCAGATATTATTCCATCATTTGATAACGAGATAGGCAGTTCCATTGGTGTAAGTGGTATGGACTTAAACTCAAATATCAAAAATGTAGCTGGTTATCTAGAGACTGGTCAAATGAGCAATCAGATTATCCAAACGATTGAGCTTGCTATGTCCTATACGAAAGAAACACTTGGAATCAGTGATGCGGCACTAGGCACGATTGACCCTAAGAATACATCAGCCATTATTGCGGTCCAGAAATCGAGTGCGATTCCATTAGAGAATCCCAAAGCTAATCTATATGAGTGGATTGAGGATATCGGACAAATCTTGCTCGATATGATGGGTACTTATTACGGTCAACGCCCGGTTGTCATTGAACAACAAGGAGTCAAAGGGGTAGTACCATATGATTTCAGCATCTTCAAGAATACGTGGTTAAATGTCCGGGCCGATGTAGGGGAAGCATCCTATTGGTCTGAAATTGCTTCACTTCAAACACTGGATACCTTGTTAGACCGTGAGAAGATTGAGTTTATCGATTACCTGGAACGTGTGCCGGATGAATATATCCCACAAAAACAAGAGTTAATCGGTAAGATTAAGCAACAAATCGAAGAACAACAGCAGATGGCAGCTGACCCGATGAATGCCATTGCCCAACTAACGCAAGAAGAACAGCAGGCGTTTTATAATGCACCACCAGAGAAACAGCAAGCCATCTTACAACAATTACAGCAACCGCAAGCACCTATGCCTATGTAGGTGTTTTTATTATGAGGAGGAAAAATGATGAATTTTGGTCAAGCAATTGAAGCATTAAAAGAAGGTAAAAAAGTAGCTCGTGAAGGATGGAATGGGAAAAGTATGTGGGTTTGTTTAATGCCTTCTCTATACCTTGATAAAGACATTATTAACGGGCGCACAAAAAAACACATTGGTGAGGGGAAGGATTTAGATTCTCAACCTTACTTAGTTTTATGGACTGCAGCTCAAAAATGGCAACCAGGTTGGAACGCTTCTACTCCTGATTTATTAGCGGAAGATTGGCAAGTAGTCGAATAATATTTTGCCCTAAGCATGGCATTAAAAGGCTCTACGACCAACCATAGTCGAGGAGGATTTAGCATGGATGAAGATATGATATTGCCGGATGACTTCCAAATGGACACACCACAATCCGAGGAAGTCACTGAACCACTAGATACAGTTGAACCGGATTTCCTACCACAAGAAACCGAACCAACTGAGCAAGAGCCAGTCAATCCCTTCTTAAAAGTGAAATACAACAAAGAGGAATTGGATCTGGATGAAGAACGAGCAAGAGAATTGGCACAAAAAGGCTTGAACTATGATAAAGTGACCGAACGCCTGCAGGCATTGGAGACAGATCCACGGTTAAAGTTTATCGAAGACTTAGCCAGCCAATACGACATGACTCCACAAGAGTACATGCAAGCCGTTCAACAACAAAAAGAACAAGATCGCATCAATCAATTAGTCGAACAAGGGATTTCAGAGGAATTAGCCCAAGAAATGCTCGAGAATCGCAAATTTAGAGACCAATTTGAGTCTGAAAAGAGAGCCAAAGCCGAGGAAGAAAAGAAAAACGCTGATTATAGTCAGTTTTTTGACTACTTCCGTCAAGCAAACGGACGGGATTTCGTACCGAACCAGGATGAAATACCCGAAAGTGTATGGCAATCGACCCAAAACGGAGTGCCTCTCAAATTTGCGTATATGGAACACCAAAACCAAGTCTTACAACAACAACTACAAACCCTCAAGCAGAATGAAACCAATGCGAAAAAGGCTCCTGTCGGGTCCGTAACAGCCCACGGCAGTACCGAAACAGCATCGGAGGATTTATTCATGCAAGGGTTTAATTCAATTTAGGAGTGATAAACCATGGCAGTAAACTTAGCCAGCAAGTACAGTGAAAAAGTCGATGAGCGTTTTAAATTAAAATCCTTTACGCAAGCAGTAGTCAACAATGATTATGATTGGTCCGGAGTAAAGACCGTTAGTGTGTATGATATCCCAACAGTCGCAATGGGCAACTACGTTCGTACAGGTAACAGCCGTTACGGTACACCTGCCGAGTTAGACAACAACAAAACCGATTACACGTTAACTCGTGACCGTGCTTTCACGTTTGCGATTGACCGTGGTAACTACCAAGAAACTCAAATGGTCATGCAAGCAGGGAAAGCATTGGCTCGTCAGATTGATGAAGTCATTGTGCCAGAGATTGATATTTACCGTTTAGCCACTATGAGTGCGGCAGCTGTCACAGCTGGTAACGTATCGGCAGCAACAGCAATCACCGCAACTAATGCTTATACGTCTTTGCTAAAAGCAACAGAAAAGCAAGCAGATCTAAAAGTGCCATTAGAAGGCCGCATCGTCTTTGCAAAACCTTCCTTCTACAATTTCTTAAAGCAGGATAATACTTTCATCAAGGCTTCTGAATTAGCTCAAGGCATGTTAATTCGTGGTCAAGTGGGTGAAGTAGATGGTATTAAGATTGTTATGGTTCCTTCATCTTACCTACCAGCTAATACAGAATTTATCGTGACTCATCCGGTGGCAACGGTGGCACCTAAGAAACTAGAAGACTACAAAACTCATGATAATCCTCCTGGTATCAATGGTTGGTTAGTTGAAGGCCGTCAGATTTACGATGCGTTTGTATTGAAAAACAAAGTGAACGCCATTTACGTTCACAAGAATTTATAGTGAGGTGAAATAACCATGGCTAAAAAAGAAAAAGAAGCAAAAGAATACCCAAAAGTTTTTATTGCTATCGTGGATGGCGAAGAACATGAACTGATCGCTCGTGATGAAGTGCAAGCGGCAGCGTTTGAAAAACAAGAAGGACTAAAAGAAAAAGAGTAAGACAGTGGGGGAGTGGGGCTTTTGCTTTGCTCCCTCTTTTTTTATGAGAGGAGATGTTAAGAAATGGCAGTAACAGCGAAAATGTACGGACAATCACTCTTAAAAGCGTTAAACAAGGAAATCGATTATGACACGGACACCATTAAAGTCATGCTTTGCACAAGTGCCTATGTGCCTGACCAAGATGCGCATGTCTACAAAGATGTTTCCGTAACGGGTGAGGTTGTTGGAACTGGTTATACAGCAAGCGGAGCGACATTAGCTTCTAAAACGATTACCTATACAGCGGCAACCAACATCGTTGCCCTTGATGCAGCAGACGTAACATGGGCGGCTTCCACGATTACAGCACGTTATGCGGTTATCTATGACGATTCACCAGCGAGCAGTAAACCATTGTTAGCTTACGTGGACTTTGGCACCGATCAGTCGAGCAATAACGGAAACTTCACGATTACTTGGGATGCGGCTGGAATATTGAAGATTACGGTAAGCTAATATGAAATACTCTATCCGAGGAAATCTCCATAATACCGAAGGCGAAACGGTTATGCCGTTATTGCAATCCTATACAGCGTGGAAATTGAATCCCGACCAAGATTGGGATACGAATACGTTTATATTCGAAATATGGCTAGTTGAAGAAACGGATAAAGACGCTTTATTCGAGGAATTAAAGCCGTTCGTCGATGAGTTTACAGGCTTTATTGATTGGCATGAATGCACGCATGACCAACGGTATAAACAGCCTTGCGTAATAGTTGAGGAATATAGGAGGTAATTTAACATGGTTAAGTACCTTCAAATGGACGGTGTGGATGATTATATAAAAGTAGTGGCAGTATCCTACGACGAGATAGAACTAGATATTATTTCTGAATGGACAACCGGAAATCGTTATTATTTAGACGGTAGAACAGGGCAAACGAACGGTTATTTTTTTAGATTTAACGGAAATGATGTCTGGGGTAGCGATTGGACGGTTTACCATAATGGCGTGGCTAAAACAAGTGGAACAAAGTTTGTTGTAACAGGAGAACGCTGTACTTTGCGCTTAATTGCAAATACAAATTACACAAACGATATTAATTTATTTTCGCGCTATAACTCGGTTGAGTATTTTAACGGTAAAGTGTACGGTGTAAAAATATGGTTAGATGGGGTTCTACAAGCCCATTACGACATGTCCACAGGAACCGTCCAAGACCAAAGCGGAAACGGCAACCACGCAACTTTAAATGGCGGAACATGGCTAGACGATGGCACAGGCGGAACGACGGAAACACCCGTTACCATCACATCAGTAATCGCAACTACAACAGCAGACTCAATCGCACCAACCATATCAACGCAATCAAGCGTAAGCACATCGATGGATATCCTTACCGTAACAGTGGTGGCAGACGCAATCTATCCGGGAATAAGGACAGATAGTAATCTACTTAGCTTAGTTAGTACAGCAACAGCGGATGCACTCATACCACAAGCAGGCTCCTTCACGAATATATCGGTTAAAGCGGTCGTTGTGAGTGCAACAGCCGATGTGATTAGTCCACTGGTGGATGTGGTTCGGAATATCAACATAGCCATATCGATAGCAGATGCAATTGCCAGTGCAATGGGTGCGATTATTAAAACACCGAAACCGGTTATTATCACCACCATTCAACTAAAAGCGGTAACACCTGGAGCTTTATATCTTAAAGGCAGTCCATCCACTGCCGTTCATATAAATGTAAACACCCATTCCACCATTCACTTGAAAGGAGGGATATAATGACGATTCAAAACTTTTCCATGACAGCCGGCAACTCGAAAACCATTGTGGCTACCGTAGACAACACGGATTTAACAAGTGGGATCATTGAGTTTCGAGTGCAAGATGTACTAGTGAAACAAGACATTGTGGTCAATTCTAACACGATGACCATTTACTTGAATCCATCCGATACCCGGAATTTATCGGGTCACTATGAATATGAAGCCACGATCACCGATGATTACGGCAATGTGACCACGTTGTTTGAAGGAGTGTTCTCCTTTACCAAAGGCAAAGGCGGAGTCACAGCACAACAAATATTCGTGACAGCCATGAATTTAATGGATGAAGAATCAGAAGACGGCACGTATGCCGGATATCCCGAAGAATACAGAAAGAAAGCCTGGAACATTTTAAGTCTCTTGCAAGCAGAATTAACGCCAGCATTCGTGACTCCATCGGTTATAACGGATGAAACGAGTATCTTTTATTTAGATGATCGCACCAGTTTAACCACCTTACCTTACGGATTAGCGGCTCACCTCTTAATGAGCGAAGATCCAAACAAAGCATCGTTCTTCAATGCTCGCTATGACGAGTTAAAACGGAAGCGACCAGCGGTTATCACGAAAATTAAAGATGTGTACGGGTTATTCCCTACCGAAGAACCAATTTCTACCGTGACAGTAGATACAGTTACCTATGACGGGGGTGAGTTTTAATGCCGACAATCAGAGCAGACGTTAAATGGAAACGTGGCTTGAAACAAAACCTTTCCACGCTTGAGCCTGGAGTGCCAGCGATTGCCGATGATACCAAGGAAGCATTTGTAGGCACCACATCAGGGAATATTCAATTGGCGAAAATAGAGGATGTTGCAAGCGTAGAGGCAAGGTTTAATGATTTGGCTCAAGTGAATGCAGATGTAGAGGTATTAGTGGCTCGTGGGGGAGAGAAAACATTAGGTAATAGATTAGATAAAGTTTCGGACAATTTGGCCGACATTGTTCATAACATAAGTAGTTATCCAACACTAACCGGAGAAACAACTGATTCAGCAAGAATACAGAGAGCAATTGACACTGTTTTTAATTTAGGCGGTGGTACTGTTAAATTGCCTAAAGGCACTTATATTGCCACAGGTTTAAAAATTCGTACTCACGTAAAGTTGTTAGGCGATGGAGTAGCAACAAAAATCAAGAATCCTAGCAATGTTACGACTGATGTTATCTCTATTTACGACGATAATACTTATGGCTTTTCTATTGAAAATCTCCAAATTGACGGAAATAGTGGAAATGGTTGCACTGGTGACGGTATTCATTTAAACCGAACAAACGGAGCAACAGGTGCACCAACAAGCGAAGTTTATGAGTCGGGTGACGGATGGTTTCGCCTTGAAAATATAGATATATACAACTGTGGAAAAGACGGTTTGTATATCGGAAATAATTGTCGTGAGGGTCGTTATTTCAGTATTAGCACTTCTTGGAACAAAAGACATGGATTATTTAACGAAGCTGGGTCGGATAATCACTTTTTCGCCATATCATCTTATGCAAATGGTCAAAACGGAATTTTAGATCAAGGTGGAGCAAACCACTTTACCAATTGCAAATCATGGGGAAATGGGCGAACTAGTTATGGTCAATCAACAAGATATGCTGGCTGGAAAGCATACGGAGCATGGGCAACATCTTATATTAGTTGTGAAACACAAGAAAACGCTGGACATGGTTTTGAATTTATTAACTGTAGCAATATGATTGGAAGCCTTACTGCTAGTTCAAATGGTATTGGTGGGGGTGCAAGTGCTACTAATCCAGATAATCAATCATTAGCTTCTGATGAAACCATGTATGGGGTTTATATGAAAAACTCCAATACAGTTCAATTGAACGTAATTGGTGAAGATTTTAGGCGAAAACAATTTAACGCTAATACCCAAAAAGCTACGTTATTTATTGAATCGGATTGTGACTTGAATTATGCGTTTATCTCTGAAATGTTCCAGTCGCAACCTTATATAAATAATTCAACAACATCAACCGTCTATTCTACTCACACAAAACAGTTTGATAATTTGAACGGTAAAAATATTTCTAGTCCAAACCGTATTACAAGCTTAGGAAAAAAGGTTGCGGTTACTCAATATGATAGTGTTGAAATAGTATTGACACCTACCGCAAGCCCTTATTTTTACACCAACAACAACGATAATCCTATTATGGTATTGGTACAAGGTGGAACCGTATCTCAAATATTAATTGCAGGAGTTTCTAGTAGTGATTTTAGTAATGTAGGGATGACACAAGGGACGATTATTGTTCCACCGCACGGAAGTATCCAGATTGTCTACACGACTGTTCCTACAGTTAAAGTATTTCAGTTATAAGATGCTTTTGGAAGAAATAGACGAAACAAGGACTGATTTTTCGGTCCTATTTTTTATGGAAAGGAGGATGAACTATGGCTCAAATGGCAAGTAGTTCTCAACAGTCACAGCCTCTTTTGCGCTTAGAACCATTCTTAGGGTTAGATGTCAGCGGTACAGCTACCCAAATCAGTGACCACCGTTCACCGGATATGCTCAATATGATAGCAAACGAAGCTGGTTCCTTGGATTCCCGAACAGGGTACGCAAGAGTGTTTCCAGATTCATTAGGCGTGGGGAAAATCAATGAAATGTATCTATTTACTAAAGCCGATGGAAGCATGATTTATCTAATCGCTCATGGAACCAAACTATACACCTTGTCTGGTGATGTACAGCCTACCGAATTGTTTAGCCCTTTGCAAAATGGCAAAGTCAATTTCTTCACGATGGAAGGTAAATGCTACATCATGGATGGTGTGAATTTCCTTGTCTATGACGGGTCCACGATTAAACAAGTAGAGCCGTATATTCCGGTGTTACAGATATCGAAGAATCCAAGCGGTGGCGGTGCAGCTAATGAGGATTTTAACTTAATCGGCAACAAATGGAAGGATTCTTTCAGCGGTGATGGGGAATCCACGGTTTATCAGATGTCGCTTACAGGGCTAGACAACACACTTGTTTCAGCCGTGGTGGGAACAACAACTATTAACGAGGGTTCCGGGCTTGTGGTGGATCGTGTAAATGGGAAGGTGACGTTTACGACTGCTCCAATTAAGGGAACCAATAACGTCATTATCACAGCTGGTAAAACCGTATCGGGGTATGCGGACCGAATTAAAAAATGCACCATGGCGGTAGGGTTTGGCGGTGCCAATGATACTCGGATGTTTATTGCTGGGAATCCCGACATGCCAGAATATATGTACCGTAGTGGTCTTTATGATGCGGCATATTGGCTGGAAAACGGCTATTACCGGATGAGCGAAAGAATCATGGGGTTTAGTAAGCAATACGATTATCTCATTGTCGAGAAACCAAATGGCAAACAGATGGTCAGTTTTCAAATCACCGATGAGGGAGTCGTTAGTTTCCCTTCTAAGCCCATTACCAATCAAGTGGGGACGATTGCTTCCAACAGTATTCAAATCATCGAGAATAACCCTGTATCGCTCTCAAAAGATGGGGTGTATATGTTAGTGGCTTCCAATGTTAAAGACGAGCGAAACGTGGTCCATATCTCATCGAGGATTGACCGAAAATTGTTGGTGGAATCGGGAATGGATAATGCGGTATCAATAGATTTTGACAAAAAGTATTGGTTAGCCGTAAACGGGAATGTGTACGTGTTGGATTACACACAAAAGTCAATAGATGCACCCTATGGGGAATGGTATATCTTTACGAACATCCATGCTTCCTGCTTCTTAGTGAAGGAGGGCTTTTTATATTTCGGTAGTGCTACCGATGGCTTAGTGTACCGATTTAAAAAAGATTATGATGTGGCGGCCTACAATGATGATGGAGTGGCAATTGATGCTTACCGAAAGTCGAAGCTCCTCACATTTAAAGCGGAAGAAATGAAAAAATACATTGATAGTATTTATATGAGTTTGAAGCCAGCAACTCAAACCAGTGTGGATTTCTATTATTCTTCTGATAAAAAAGAGGATGTCCGAATAACAGGTGATGACATTCATTTTAATTTGTTTGACTTTAATAACATTGACTTTAACAACTTTTCATTCTATGTTTCGGATTTCCCGAAGACTGTGAAAATGAAAGTGAAAGCCAAGCAAGTGACTCATTTCCAATTAATGCTCCAAAACAACAAGTTAGATGAGAGTCTTTCTATCTTGTCCTTGGGGATTGAATATAGATACCAACAAAAAATTAAATAGCGAGGTGAGAGTATGTTTGAAAAATTAGTATCGTTTACCAAAAAGGTATCGGATTTAGCGGACCGTCCTAGTTCCAATCCGAAAGCCCAATTCGATGCGGCACCGGATGAAGTACGGCAATACTTAAATAAGCTAATCGATTCCCTGCAAAAGACAGAATCAGGCGATAGTGGAGCAAAGAACGTAGGAGCAACCGCTATAACAGGACTGGATGGTACGAATGTTCAAAGTCTGCTTGAAAGTATCAAAACCTACAGCGATAATAAGTTTCTCAATGGGAATGGCCAGCGAGTGGAAATATGGCCTGCGATGTTCTTTACCAACGGTGGTTCTAATAGTGCGACTGCAACCGTGAGTTTTTCCAAAGCTTTCGTCACTCCACCAGCTGTATCGCCAGCGAATGTGATGGTATCTGCTTCTTATATTGATACCATCCGACAGCCTTACATCACAGTAACCAATACGGGATTCACCGTGAAGATTACAACAGGCGATAGCAATGTCTTAGGAACCGTCGGAACTCCTGTGAATGTCCAAATGAATTTCTTAGTCGTAGGGAAGTAGGAGGGATAAAACATGCCAGTATTAGGAACAGGCTCGTATAGTGAGAAGTATATACCAACTAAAATGCCGTCATATATAACGACAACAGCTAAACCAAGAACAACCGTTGTAAAGCCAGTAGCAAAACAAGCAACAGTTGTGAGGGCTGCCAGTGCGCCAGTAACACAAGCACCAGTGCAAACGACTCCATTTGTGGCTCAAGGTGTCACTCAACCAAGTTTAACTTCATATACAACGGATTATTTAACCAAAGCCAATGAAGACATTAATAAAATATATGATCAGCAAAAACTTTCACAATTAGACCAAATAAAAGCAGACCAAACAGCATCAACCAACAGACTGAATCAACAGAAAAAAGATGCCGGTGTTTCGTACCAAGCACAACGAAATCAAGCTGATGTGCTTCAAGCTCAAAATGTGCAACGCTTACGAGAACTCATGGCGGCTAATGGGATTAATGCCAGCGGAGAAAACTTAACAGTACAAGCCCAGGCGAATTCAGACCGTCAAAACGCTTTAACGACGATTGGCGCAGAGGAACAAAGCCAATTAAGAGATTTGGATAATCAAATCAACGATGTCAATAACCCAACGAAACAAAATGCGATTATCGCTCAAATTGAATCTGAACGTTCTAAAGCTTTGTTGGATGCGAAGAACACAGCAGAAGAGAGAGCCTGGAGACAATACTCATTTGATAACATGAGCGCATCCCAAAAGGCTCAATTAGAGTGGGCAAAACAGCAGTACGGTGAAGATGCAGCATGGAAAATGTTTGAACTCAATTACAACGGAGAACTTCAAAAATCCATTAACCAATCAGAATTAAATTTTTCGGGTAATGGGGGAGGAGGTGGTACAGCAAGTTTCCAAAGTCATATGAGCCAAGCCGTTCAAAAGGGGGTCCCACAAGAGTGGGTCCCTTTATTAAGTGAGATTGTAAAAAAAGAATCTTCTTATAACCCTTATGCGGATAATCCGACCTCCACAGCTTACGGATATGGTCAATTCTTAGATTCGACTCGACGGAACTATGAAAAGAAAACGGGGTTAAGTTACAGCGACCCTGTAAATCAGTTAATTATGATGGCGCAATATGTGAAAGATCGATATCAAACGCCTCAAAAAGCATTATTGTTTTGGAATAAAAACCATTGGTATTAAGGCGGGGATGAAATGGCCTTTGATGAAAATAATTATAAAAGAATATTTGAGAGTCGGTATGGGGCTGGATCGTATGATTCCGGCCTTTCTCAAGCTCGTCAAATTGGAACATTAAAAGCACAAGCGGCATACGCAAAGAAATCCTATAGTGATTATCAAGAAAAACAACAAAAGAAAACCTATGACGATGCTCTTTCGTATTGGAATGATCCAACTAACAAAGAAGAGTTGAGGAAAAAAGGGGTTTATCGCACGGAACAAGAGATCCGTAATGACCCAAGGAAAAAAGAAGAAATTCAATCCCAAGGGTATAGCATCGATGAGTTTATTGATGGGTTATATAGTGCCGGAACGGAAGGGGATTCTCGGTCTAAACGGGAATATAACCAAAAAGCCAAAAATAATAAACAAACAGCTTCAGAAAACCCCCGGCCAATCATTCCTTTGCCTAAAAAAGCAAAGAGTACAACAGAAAAGCGCACAACAGAAAAGCAAAAAAACCTTCTTCCTCAAGTGAAAAAAAAGGAAAACAAAAAAACACTTTGGGATGATGTAAAAGACATTGGTAAATTAGCATCCAACACCCTTAATCCATTCGATGATGTGAGTGTAAAAGATGCCTATAATAATTACCTCCATTCTGATACATCGAAAGCATTTAAGGAAGTTCAGCGTGGGTCCAATCGTGCGGTGGATTCAGCTTCATTTGGGGCTATGAGCAACTTTGATAAGCGAGTGAACCATAACAACCCCGACTACCTAAATGAGCGAGAATGGGGCAAAGGTAAAGGCACAGACATGATAACCACAGGGTTAGGATATCTTGTTCCGGGGTCAGCTGCATATAAAGGCTTAAACGCTTCAAAGTTAGGCAAAGCCATTACCGAAGTTGGAAACGAAGGCTTGTTAAAACGTCTAGCTGCAGAAACTGCAAAAGGTGGGTTGATTGGCGGTGGTATGGCAGGGGCAGAAGTCGCAACCAGAGAAGTGTTTAACCCTGCTGATTACAACGCCTTAGAAAACACCAAACACATTGCATTTGGTACGGCTCTGGGTGGAATAAGCGACCCATTACTGTATGGAGCAGGAAAAGGTTTTGCTAAAGGGATGGAATCAGCAGCTAATCGGACAATGAGAAATCTGTTACCGAACAGCCAACAAGTGGAAAGCACCTTGCTTAACAGTGCGAAATCCTTGAAAGGTACGCAAGCCTTACCGAAAACAGGAGGCATACAGAATCCTGGCATTATGAACGATTTGATACCAAGAGGGAATGACATCACAAATCCAAATTTCCTTCCATCGTTGAATCCGAAAACCAGTGTCAATCCACTTGTACCGAAAATAGGAAAATCTATTAATGAGCTTCCATCTTTAAAGGAAACATCTTTATTGGATCGGTCCCTATTGTTAGATGGGGGAGAGCGAACATTACCGGATTATTCTGCATCAAGGACGCTGGCAGAGAAAAACCCAACACTGGCGAATATGCTACCACCATCAGCTAGGACGTTGCCGGATTATTCTTATGGTAAGCCAACATCTGAACCAATTCAACCAGTGAATCAGTACGGAGTAGAAGTTCCGTTTGATAAGGTGGAACATGCGCCTGCAGATTATTGGAGAGGTCGCTATGAAGAGTTTGCTCAATATGTTAATAAGAATTACGATAGCAACAATCTAAGCAAAGAAGCATTAGATGATCTTTGGACACAGTTTGCTCGTAATGATGAGCCGGTTAATTTGGAACAGGTAGTAGATCTAGCCTATCCAACCACCAAAGAATCACCTGTTTTAGATGCTCGTAATATAGATTTGAAACGTCAGCCAGCTACCCAAAAAGCTAAAGACATTCTAGGGATTAATGACTCTGCTTTTAAATTACCAGAACCAAGCAAACCGATTAATACAGCGGATGTATGGAATAAGATGGGCAATCGTCCTCCTGTTTCTAATAATGCGAAGAAAATATTATTAGGCCAAAAGAAGCAACCACAGCAAGACTTGATACCTAAACTAAATACGATTCAAGAACCTTTATCGCCAGTTGAAACACCCAAGATCAGGACCACTCAAGCACCTGTAGAAGTACCTAAGATTAGCACCGCACCTGTAGTAGAAGCACCAGCACAATTAAGAAGTGCACCAAAAGCAAACGAACGGTCATTCTATAACACGGTTCAAAATCCAGAAAAACTATCACCCGAAATGGAACAGCGATTAAATGATTTTGATAAGACCTATAAACCAATGTCCAATGAAGAAACCGTTAAATTCGCCAATGAATTTGTGGCTCAAGATATGGAAAAGGCTTTTCAATTTGTAAAGAATGCTCGTAAATTCGACCCAAGACACATTACCGTAGGGCATCGACTCATTGATGAATTACAAAAAGCTGGACAATATGACCGGGCATTGGATGTAGTCGAAAGGTTAGCGGAGCAAGGAACCAAGGCAGGGCAATCTATTCAGTCTTATTCCATCTACAATCGATTATCAGCCGAAGGACAGTTATTACGGGCACAGCGTCGAGTGAACAAGATTAATGAAAGCATTGTAGACCCGAATAAACAAGTAAAATTGACCGAACAGAACGTCCAAGACATCACTCATACAGCGGATAGCATTAAACGATTTACCGGGCAATCCGAGCAAGCCAACAATGTCATCAAAATTATGGATAGCATCAAAAAAGGAAATTTAGCGACGGATGCCGAATTAGATGTGGTCCGTTCTTTTGTGTCTGATGCGAAAAAGTTTGTGTCTGATTTAGATCCTGGTTCAAAACCGAAACCACCGAAACCAATTAAAGATGTCCGTACTCGTGATAAAGTGGTGGATTTCATGACAAAACGAGAAGAAGTGGCTCGTCAACGGTTAAGACAAAAAATGAATCGTGCTAACTCGTTACCAGTAGATATGTTCTATGATTTATCCATCATTGGAGCGTCCAAAATTGCCAAAGGTACCGTCAAAGTAGCTGATTTTACCGAAGAAATGGTGAAAGAGTTTGGGGAAATGGTTCGTCCTTATGCGAATCAGATTTACAACAAAGCGGTGGATACCTTTAACCTTCAATCGGAATCTATGACACGACAGCGGTTAAGCGAAGTCGAGAAAATCACCAACAAGGCCTTAAAGGACAAAAGCTTGTCTACCGATGAAGCGGAAACGATTAAAGAGTTTGCTCGTCGTGTTGGAGCGATGTCAGGCGATGCTAAGTTAGAAGCAAGCATGGAATTGCAAACGACTTTACAGCTCTTAGAACGCCCGACATTTGCTCAAAAGCTATCGACATCCCAAACTATTGCTCAATTGCTCAACCCTAAAACCATAGTCCGTAATGCCATTGGTAACGAAATGTTCTATCGAGTTGAACAAATGAATAAATTGGTAGCAACACCTGTAGACATTTTACGAAGCAAAATCACGGGTGGAGAGCGGTTGATCACGTTTAGAGCCAACAATCAAGGGGAATACTGGCGGAACTGGTTAACAGGAGCAAAAGCAGGGTGGAAAGGCGTTAATCCGATGGGATTACAGACTCAATTTGATTTAGGACCACAAGCATTCCGTTCTAAATGGAATCCTCTAACCTATCTCGAAAAGTCTCTAGGCGCAACCCTTCGCTCATTTGACCATGCCGGATATATGAGAGCCTATAATAAATCACTTGGTGAATTAGCAACTTTACGTGCTACCAATGAGGGATTAAAAGGGACAGCCAAAAAAGAAGCCATTGCTCGTTATATTCGGGAAGCTGATGAAAACATGCTGCAAATGGCTGATCAATACGGCAAATATGCAACTTTCCAAGATAGCACGGTCCTTTCAACAGCACTGACAAAAGTTAAAAAAGGCATGAACAAAGTATCAACGCTTGGAGCAACAGAAGAATTCGGATTAGGTGATTTGGTTCTTAAATACCCTAAAACACCAGGTAACTTAGTCATGAGAGCCTTAGAATATTCACCAGCTGGGGTTGTCCGTTCAGCTCATTTATTAAAAGGGATGGCAAAAACAAAGGATCCGGTGGCAACAAGGGATTTTTGGTTATCCTTCACACGAGCGATTACAGGAACAGGCGGTTTTTCTTTACTAGGGTACGCATTAGCGAATAAAGGAATTCTTACCTCTAGTGGAAATTCAGATTATGAGGTCGCTTCATTAGAGAAAAATGCTGGTAAACAGCCTAACAGTGTGAATACAACGGCATTAATGAGGTTCATTCAAAGCGGTTTTAACTTAGATGAAGCAACTGCCAAAAAAGGAGATACCTTCGTTTCGTATGATTGGGCACAACCTATTTCTATTGCTATTGCTTTAGGAACAGGAGTCAACCAAGCCAAAAAAGAAAATGGAAAGTTGGATGCAGCAGGAGCGGCAAAAGGAGCCTTGGATAGCGGAGCCAATACGGTGATTAATCAATCCGTCTTAAAAGGATTAAATGATTTCCTTGCTAACTACCCTGGAAGAACGATGTCAGACCGGGTGGGGGATGCTGCCAAAGGTGCGGTAGGTTCATTTGTGCCGACTCTTTCAAACCAATTCAGACAAATCGGTGATAACACAGCCCGGACCACATACAGCCCGAATTTGCTACCGGAAATCAAAAACAGAGCGATCAATCGTATTCCAGGAGTTCAAAGCACGTTACCACCAGCTTATGATACACTTGGAAACAGACGGCAGACATATCAGAATGACGGAAACAGTCTTTTAAATGTGTTTTTAAACCCTTCCTTCGTTAGCAAATATAACCCATCTCCTGAAGCGGAAAAGGTGTTAAATTTGATTAACGAAACAGGCGATAAAACACTAGCACCACGAATGGCACAAAAGAAAATAGATGGGCAACCACTCACCACCGAACAATATTCGGAGTATCAACGGATTATGGGTGAACAAGTACAAAATGGATTATCGCATTTACGTTCTAGCAGTAATAACGAAGCCTTAGCGAAAGCCATTGATAAAATTTTACGAGATGCTGGAAAGACAGCAAGAGAGCAAATACGCCAAGAAATGGGTGATTAAATGGCGTGGTTTTTAAGTATTATGGGGACCATCTTTCTAATCCTCTTTTGTTTAGGGATTTGGGTAGAAAAGATGAATCAACGAAGGAAATTAGATGTAGCCTATGATAATAAGGTAACAAGGATTATGGACCGGATAGAGCCGTACTATAATTTTTTCTTTAATCTGTTTGGATGGGCATTAGCGTTATTAGTGATTTATTTTATATATCTAGGGTAAGAGGGCTGACTTTTCAGTCCTCTTTTTTATGCTTAAATTCGGGAGGTACGGGATGAATTGGGACGCATGGTATAAAACCATTACAACAATAGTGGGTGCGACTGTAGGCTGGTTATACGGGGGGTGGGATCCATTGCTGCAGATATTACTTGCCTTTGCGATTTTAGATTATGTAACTGGAATGCTTGCTAGTGGAACAGAGGGCAAGTTAAGTAGCAGTATTGGTTTTAAAGGGATTGCTAAAAAGATCATGATTTTTATTATGGTGGCAGCTGGTCATTTAGTGGATGTAGCAATCGGCAACGGATCCATGATTCAAGATGCTGTGACGTTTTTCTACTTAGGGAATGAATTGTTATCTATCACCGAAAATGGTGGACGAATTGGATTACCTATACCATCCCAGGTTAAAAGTGCGATTCAAATTTTAAAAGGGAAAGGAGAGGGTAAAGAATGAAGATTTTTTTAGATGCAGGCCATGGCGGTAAAGACTCAGGAGCGGTCGGTAATGGATTGAAAGAAAAAGACCTCACACTAACTATTGTCAAGAAAATTGGAGCTATGTTGGGCGAATATGAAGGTGTGGAAGTGCTTTACTCTCGGACGGATGATAGATTCTTAGAATTATCCGAAAGGGCGGCACTCGCTAATAATGCGAAAGCTGATTATTTTAATTCTATTCACATCAATGCGACCCCAAGTGGTACAGGCTATGAATCTTTTATCCATACCAATGCCAGCTCGCAATCCGTTGCTTATCAGAATGTCATTCATGCTGAAGTCCTAAAAGCCATCGGTAAAGTAAAAGACCGAGGAAAAAAGCGAGCCAATCATGCTGTCACTCGTTTATCTCACATGCCAGCGATCTTAACAGAAAACTTATTCATTGATAACGCTGTGGACGGTGCCTTATTAAAGCAGGATTCTTTTTTAGATCTGATTGCAAAGGGGCACGTTAATGGATACGTAAAAGCCTTTGGATTAAAGCAAAAAGCCGTTCAATCATTCGCTACATCTAATCAACATTCTTTCTTCTTCACTGGTGGCTATGCTGGGCAGGAACTAGCAAGGGTCCACCAATTTTTATTAGAAAATGGATATGGGTATTCTCCTATCCGTAACGACCAAGGCTATCTCATGTTTGATGTAGGTGGCTTTCCAGGTGGGTCAGAAGCAGCCGAGAAGATGGAAAACTTCTTAAAACAGAATCATTTTGCCTATGAAAAAAGAATCGTATGAAAAAAGCCTCACTCTTAATCGAGTGGGGCGTTTTCTAGTTTTACGACTAATTCTGTTATATCCTCGCCATCACAAAGAACATTTTCTAATTTACATTCATACGGATGATCTCTCTTGAGCCATCGCCAAAACTCCAAAGCAACTTCCTCACGACTTTTCCCTTTGAGCGGGAATTCACCTTTGCTGTAAATTCTATTTTCATTGGATACGTAATCTATCCGAATTAGTACGGTCATAGGTTTCCCTTCTTTCGTTAAAAGTTTACCCCATAGGGAAAAATATTTTTTTAGACAAGATATATAAATCAAGCCATCCCCCATATGCTTTATTACAGACCCAAATTAATGCCTCCCTAGTAGACCATTCGGGTATATTCCCGATGTCATTCTATCAAGGTTTAGTCTAGTATTCAGCATCTTCTCATTTGCCGTAACTACTTATATATAAGTATCTAATGAGGTGGCGCAAGAAAGGAGGAAATTCATCATGATTTTTGAAGTATTGTCCACGACAATTTTTGGAGCAATTTCTTTGAAAGCTTATCTATCGAAAAGCGGGGAAGGAAACGACTCCAAAAAGATTAATAAAATTTTCACTCTAACTGGATTAAATGTCAAAGATGGAGATCGCACCCTAACCACTCAACTATTGAAAAAGAAAAACTATGAGTGGGGCACCGAATATCGTTACCGTATTCCCTTGGGCAGAAGTTTTGAAGATTATGTAGCAAAGCAAAAAGCAATAGAAGCAGGAGTGAATACTCGTTCGGTAAAAATTAGACTAAATGACCTAAGAAGCCTGAAATTAGACAAAAACATCATAGCGAATATAAAAGGATTATACACACGACAACTAAGCAAACAGAAGGAGATAGAGCTGTCATATGACGGAGTATTGAAAGTAAGAGTCTACCATGAACCATTACCCACTAAAATTCCTTGGACAAATGAATTATTAAAAGAAAACACATGGTCCGTAGCGATTGGAATAAACCGAAACGGTACCATTGACCACGACTTTGACAAACGGAAGCATTTAATAATAGCCGGTGCTACTGGTGGCGGTAAATCAGTCATTATGAAATCCATTATTACCACTTTACTGCTACAAAAACCGGACGATGTTCTATTCTCCCTTGTGGATTTAAAAGGCGGTCCAGCATTTGCCCGGTTCAAGAACTGCAAACAGGTTGTCAACTTTGGTACTGATAACAATGAAGCTAGGGAAATATTGAAGGATGTTCAGCAAAAAATGAATGAGGATTACCAAAAAATCATAGACGGAGGATTTGAAGATGTATCAGAGGCAGGAGTCGCAAAGAGACATTTTTTAATTATCGATGAAGCTGCAGACTTAGCCGAAGATAGCAAGAGCATGGATATATTAACAGACATCGTGCGGAAAGGAAGGGGAGCTGGATATTACGTGATCTATGCGACCCAATACCCTTCTGCTCAAGCGATCAGCATGCAAATAAAGAGAAATATTCCTGCTCGGTTATGCTTTGTTTTAGATAGCGTGACAGCTTCTATGACCGTGTTAGATAAAGGTGGAGCTGAAAACCTACCGGAAATACCAGGTAGAGGCATTTACAAAGAAGTCAAACAAACCATTCTCCAAACTCCTTTTATGAGTAACGACCTTATCAATCAGCTCATTCAACCTTTCATCGTTAAAAAGGAGGAAATTCATGAAACCCCTAAACGAACGACAAGAGCAAATTCTTTTATCGTTAAAGAAACTAGATTATCTTGACCGGGAACAACTACAAAAAATCCATCGGCTAGGGCAGAAAAGAAATGCCAATCGAATCCTCCAACAACTCTCTCCTTATCTCTCTAGTTATCGTGAAGAATTCTCCACTATCTATTACCTAAACGCTGCCGGAAGAGAATATGTTAACTCTCAAAAAATCCGTAAGAAAACAAATTTTGTCCATCATGTCATTATGCGGAATGACTTTTATATCTTTGTTGGATTTCCTCACGAATGGATGAACGAAATGAAGTTAACCGATGGGGAACATACCGTGATTTGTGATGCCTGGTTTAAATCGAATGGGAAATATCACATCTTAGAAGTTGACCACCAACAAAGCATGAAAGAGAACCGAAACAAAATTGAAAAGTATAAAGGTTTATATGAAGAAGGCTCAGTTAAAGAGAAATTAGGCTATTTCCCACCATTAATTTGGTTGACCACCACCGAATTAAGGAAGAAACAATTGACCACATTGTGTAACGGAATCCCTTATGTGATCTACACCATTAATGACATCAAATAAGGAGTGAAGGGAAATGAAAGTGATTCAATTCCAAGACTTTATGACTGGTGATTATAAGAAGAAAGACAAAGAGGAGCGTCAAAAAAGAATGAAACAAGCGACTCATTTAGCAAGTGCGGCTGTTCTTCCATTAGCGACATGTGGGGCAGTCGGCACCTTTGGATTTGCCATGAAAGCTTTTGCGGCAACAGGTGCGGTTACGGTGGCGGCACCAGCTATAGAAGTGGGAGCCAAAGCTTGGATGAGTGAGCAAACTTTATCTACTCTTGCTCACGTTTTGGATCCATTGGTCGATATTATGGTAGCCCTTAGTTTTCCCATTGCTTCTGTCATTATTGTAGGTTCTTGCTTCTTCTTTATGTTTGGTAAGTCCGAAAAGGCTTGGGATGGCATCATGAAAGCCGGATTAGGATATGTATTGATTCAGGTATCCCCTCTTATCTTAGATGTGCTAAAACAGGTAGGAAGTGCCGTTTAAGGTGAGGGTTTATATAAAATTTGAGGAGGAACACAAATGAATGTAAAAATCAAAGTGAATGGAAGAAAGCTAGTTCCTTGTACAAAATGCGGGGTATTCCATAAAGCACAGGGTAACAAAAAAACTAAACGCATTTGTTCACCATGTAAAAAGGAAGTAGCGGTTTAGGGGGAAGCGATTCTCCCTCTTTTTTGTGGTCGAAAATAAAAAATGTGGTCAACCGTCAAAAATGACCACTGACCACAAAATTATCACGCACTTGCAATCTTTTGAGGAAAATAAACGAGTTAATAGCTTCTTTGGGTGGTGAAAAGCTATTAATAGAAACAAAAGGATACACAATCATCATTTATCATCATTGGTGAAAAGCTTCGGTGGAATGCTGAAACTATAGGGTTTTCAAGCCCTCTTATTCATCGTTGACCACAAATTGCCCACTTTTCATTGCTCTGTTGAATTGCTCACTTAAATCTTTCTTCATGCTCGGTAAAACGTGTGAGTAGGTATCAAGTGTAATTCTTACGGTGGAGTGGCCCAAACGTTCGGCAACTATTTTTGGGTTCACTCCCATTTGCAAAAGAATGGTGGCATGGGTATGGCGCAGATCATGGAACCGAATTCTGGGAAGTCCAGCTCTTTCGATATAACGAGTGAACAGTCCATTGACCCCACCAGGATTAACAAACTCACCCGTTTCTTGAGCGAACACCATGTTATGTTCTTTATAGACCCCACCAAACTTTAATCGTTCTAAATTTTGTTTAACTTTTTGCTTTTTGAGCACTCTTATAATATCATCATCCATGTAGATGGTTCGGATGGAGTTTGCTGTTTTCGGTTCTTGCAGCAAATATCCATCTTTTATTTTGTATAGTGTTTTCGTAATCTTGATGGTTTTTTCTTCGAAGTTAATGCTATCCCACGTTAAGCCTAAAATTTCCCCTTTACGCATCCCCGTATAAGCGGCTAAGTAGTAGATTGGATGGTACCGGGAATGTTTGGTGGTTTTTAAAAACTCATTGACCTGCTGAATGGACCACACTTTCATTTCTTTTCGCTTTAATCGTGGTGGCTCCAACATACTGGCAACATCTTTTTGAATCACTCCCCATTTAAACGCTACCCGTAACACTAAACGAATCATTTCGTGCATTCGCTGGATGTAGTGAGAGGAATAATCTTCTTTAATTTTCTCATTGTAAAATTGTTGGACTAACGCTTGATCGATATCGCTTAAATTGACATCGCGAAACCAGGGTATGATTTGAGCGACCACCAAATTATAAGAATTAGCATAAGATGATGGTTTCACTCGATTGCGGTAGGTGTTTTCAAAATAATCAAGAGCAAACTCCTTAAACTTCTTTTTAGAAGGTTCGACGTATTGCCCTTTCCCTACATCTGTGACTAGTTCAGCGAGTGCGGCTTGAGCTTCTTTTTTTGTCTTAAAGCCCGACTGTGTTTTCTGTTTTCGTTTTCCTGTGCGTGGATCTTTCCCTATATCAACGGTATACGACCATTTGTTTCCTCTTTTGCGGATGTACCCTTTCATGTTCCTGCTCCTTCTCTTTTATTTTGGCTGTGCCTTGGACAATGTGCGTGTCTGTAAAATAAAAGAAGCCTTCGGGTAACTCGTCCACCTTAATAATTTTCCTCATGATTACGCCTTCCCTCTACCGAAATAAGAACAAAAATACGAACAACTGTTCTTTTGTAGTTCCAATTATATTCCTTTTTTCCTTAGAGGGAAATACTTTTGTCTATTGCTAATTTTCGACATTTTGGTTCTAATTTTGTCGAAACATCTTTATCTGTGTGTTTTTGGTGTCATTTAGTCGCTTTTTTTGTCTTTTTCCACAACTTCCCTTGCTAATTTCAAATAGACCTCGCTTGCCGAGAAACCTTTTTCCTTCAACTCATTCACCACAAATAACCAATCGTCATCACCAGTAAATGGATTTTCCACTTTTTCTTTATTTGGAAACAAGTCCACCACATCGACATCGAGCGCAGCGGCTATTTTATGTAAATTTTCTAAGTTGATGGGTTTTTTCCCATTTTCCAACTTGGATAGGTAGCCCGTAGACTTTTCCAATTTTTTAGCGAGATCCTCTAGTGTCATTTTCCTCTCTTCCCTTATTTTTCTAATTGTTTTCCCAATGTTCTTCAACGCTTTATCACCACCCATAAATATGTTGCCCAAAAGGGAACATTCAACTTCTATTATGTATTTCCTATTTGCTTTTATCAACTTTCAAAAAGATTTTAAAAAAACTAAAAGAAACTAGTTGACCTATGGGGAAAAGTGTTTATAATAAGAATCAAGAGGTGTTTCCTTATAGGGAAAACTTCTAGGAGGTGAAAAATTGCCAAACCGAATTCAAGAACGCAGACTAGAATTAGACATGACTCAAGCGGAATTGGCGAAAAAACTAAAAATAAGCACAACTTATCTAAGCAAGCTCGAAAATGAGAGAGTACACATCAATGTAAGCCTTGCGATTCGTATTGCAAGAGCGTTACAGACCAGAGTAGAGGAAATTTTTTTCGATTAGTATTTTCCCTATAGGTCAACTTTAAGGAGGAAGAACTGGTGAAACGTAAAGAAGACTATCCGTTGGTATTAACAGTTGCAGAAATTATGGAGATTTTAGGAATCGGTAAGCGT